TTTGTTCCAGTGGAGCATTAATATTGGCAGCTACCAAAGCGGCGGAAGTGGAAGTGTTCATGAGATACCTTTAAATAGTGCAGATAAGAAACCTTGCATGTATGCACCAAGACACACAAGGGGAAGAACCTTCTAGTCAGTTACGATTAATTGACTGTGAGAGATAGTGTATCATAGAAGTCAGTAAGAATCTAGTCAATGTTGTAACAGTTTGTAAATATTAGAACGACCTACTTACTATGAAAATGATAGCAGTCTTATATAAGACATAAGACATAAGACATAAGACATAAGACATAAGACATAAGACATAAGACATAAGACATAAGACATAAGACAGCATATCAGCATATCAGCATATCAGCATATCAGCATATCAGCATATCAGCATATGCTTATAGGGTCATTGTCTGGTTCACTAGCAAGTATCATGCCTGATAATTGGCATGGTTTTTGTTTGCATGGTTATTGCATAGCAAGTATCATGCCGGATAATTGGCACGGATATTGCCGTAGTTGGTGCTTACTTCGTTGACGTATACACCTTAATGAGAATCATTCGCATTTGGCCGCGCCCTGTCTCCACAAAAATATAAAATATTTTTCCAAACTTTGGTCCCCCACACCCACCAAAACCCCACCACAAACATGAACATCTACAAACCAACCGACAAGCGCAACAATCTCCTACGCCGAGCCTTTGCCCGAACAGGAAAACTTGAGATGCCGACACATTTGCGTGCTGTAGCTGTAGGAGACCCTAAAGACATGGCTAACGTCCACCTAATCACGCTCTCCCAAAACTTGCAAACCAGGACCATTACAAAAGACCACACTACAGGACACAAAGGAATATCCTACGATAGCGTCAGAAACTCTTACAAGGCAAGCTTGACAGTGGACAAGCGCAGAATCTTCCTTGGTCGCCATAAAACCTTGGAAGCGGCTATAAAAGCACGAGCAGAAGCCGAAGAAACTTGGTATAAGCATAAAGACATCAAAAATATTGAAAGTGAGGACTTGCCAACTTAACAAAAGTCCCTTACACTGCGGGGCATGGATGCTTACCCTAATCACTGGCCGAAGCCAGACCCCAAGATGCCCCACCTTGTCCAGACGAGAATTACGGAGGGGCAAAAGCGCGATCTGTACCGCCGCCTTGTCACAACTCGGGCACTTGCCAAGGAACTTGGAGTCCATGAGAAGTATCTTTCCCACCTTTTTCCGGGAAAAGTGAAAGTAATTAACAAGAAACTTCTAATAGAAGCTCGCAAACTATTCAAGTTGGAAGTCGCAAAGAAGGTTCTAAGGGGCGATATGACAGTAGCACAGGCAGCAAGAGAAGCCTATGTGAGTCACAACACCATGAAAAGATTTGTAGATAAGGCTAGAGCACTATGAACAAGACACCGGTTTTCGATCCTTTTGACGTGCCTGAAACACCTCAAAAGCCAAAGCAAGATTTGATGTCACTAGACGGCAACCTAAACGACCTAAACCTTGATAAAGAACTATTTGAGCAGTACGCACGAGCTAAGAACCTGTTAAATGTGGCAGAGTTTGACGATGAAGTCCAACTCAACCAAAAAGTCCAAGCAATGAATAGTGTAGTAAGTATTCTAGGGCAGATTGTAAAACTACAAGAGAACCTCTACAACGTCAAGCAGCTTGTAAAGTTAGAGTCAACCCTAATCAACACCCTTAAGGCTCACCCAACCTTGCGTGACGCATTTTTAACCGACTATAAGGCGGCATGTGCAGCTTGAACACTATAAACGCATTGAGGAGGGGGCTAATGAGGTCTATCACCTCACAAATCTCAGCCCTTGGATAGAGAAAAACATCCGACTTGATGGCAAACTCATGAGCATGAGTAACCATTACAAGTTTCAAGCAGACATAGTTAACGATAATAGTCGTGTAAACAACACAGTTAAGCCAGCGCAGATCGGCTTGACCACAACGACAATGGCCTACTTCTTGGCAGGGATGGCTACGCAAGAGCGCTTCCATGTGATCTACAGCTTGCCAACGACAAACGACGCAGTAAAACTTTGCGTCACTAAGATCGACCCGCTGATTGGAGAGTCAACTGCGCTCAAAAACTTGGTCAATGTGAACGTAGACAGCACCGAGCTAAAGCAAATTGGCCGAAACTTTCTGTATATCAGAGGGTCTAGGTCGGAGACGGCGGCTCTATCCGTCAGTGCAGACGTACTTGTAGCAGACGAAATTGATAGGTCAGACCCTGACAAGCTCAAGCAGTTCAGATCACGCTTGCAGGCTTCCGAACTTGCTATCATTCGTCAGTTCAGTACGCCAACCATACCCGGAGTGGGTATCAGTAAGGAGGCAGAAACAAGTAAAAGATACCGCCACATGGCAACATGCGGCTGCTGTAACCACACTTGGTTGCCAGACTATTTCAATGATGTAGTAATTCCAGGATATAGCAACTCGCTGGATGAGATTACAAAATATACGATTAAGGACATCAGATGGCAGGACGCAGCCTGGAAGTGTCCGCACTGCGGCAAGAATCCACGCCTGCATCACAGCAGATTGCAGTGGGTACTTGAGAACACACAAGACAACTATGAAGCGCACACTTATTATGTGACACCGGTTACGGCGTATAAGTTGCTTACGCCAGCTTATATGGTCAGAACGAGTACTGAGTTTAATACTCAGGCAGAGTGGAAGAACCAGGTGCTTGGCGAGACGGCTGAGGATAGTAAGGAGCAGTTGACGGATGCAGACTTGGATGCTGCGCTTGTACAAGCGGATTTAACCTCGTCAGAAGTACATTACTTTGGGGCTGACATGGGCTTGCTGTGTCACATAGTAATCAGCCGAGAAACCCAGATGGGTGAGCTTTTAGTTGTGCATAGAGAGGCTGTGCCGCTTGAGAGATTTATTGAAAGACGGAACGAGTTGATTAGACTCTATAGATGTGCAGTCTCAAACCATGACGTTTATCCATACACCAGTATGATTATGGGTATTTGTGATTACGACCCTAACGCCTATGGCAGCATATTCACAAGTGGCAAGTCGCCGGAGTTGTTTACCGTGCAGGAGAAGCGCGAAGATGCAGAAGAAGGTAAGCTCAATTTACGCTTGTTGAAGGTGAATCGGACTCGCGGCTTGGACGACTTGATGGAGTTGTTTAAAAAGCGAAAGATTTTGATTAAAAAGCAGAGCGATGACGAGAAGCTTAAAGAGCACGTCCTGTCAATGAAGCGCACCCAAGTGTTTGTCAAAGAAGACCTGGTTTATATATGGCAGAAATCTACAGCAGGAGAGGACCATTATATGTTTGCTATGCTTTACAGTTACTTGGCGTGCAAGTTGCGGGGGACTGTAGAACCGACACTCGCCAATGCATCGGGACTTGTTTCTGCATTTAAGGTGAAGACTTGAGTTAGAATCCGCCCGAATGGGCAGACTTTGCTCACATAACTGGCACTTTACTAAAAATTGAAGAGTGCTGTCAGCTAGTCGGCCCGTACAATCGGGCAACACCAGTCACCCATATAGGTGACTGCGAGGTGCAAAAATGTTTGAAAACTTCTTTAGCCGCTTCTCTTCTGCTATCTCTTTGCCCCCTGTAAAGGTCGGCAAAGCGCCTACGACTCCGCAGGCTGCGCCTGGGTATAGGCGCAATGTGGAGGCTAGCAAGAGTCGGTTGCCAGAGACTGATCGCCAGTTAGTTAGTACAGATCGGCTGCTGACGGCAAGAAACTTATCAACGACTAAGAAAGTCGTTAGAAACCTTGCCCATAGCTCACCAGAACTTAGCTCAGCCATTAGCAGTATGCTTCGTGTGGGCATTCCTGAGCGCTACACTGTCATAGCCAGAGACGCAGAAGGACTGTTAGACGAAGACGCTACAAGGCTTGCTAACGGATTGCTGAGACGCTTGACGTACCTTGGGAATGTAGATGGCTCATACGGCGCACAGCAGACTTTGCAGAGCTTGTCTGAACAACTTGGCCTGGAGTTACTGATTGAGGGGGCGATGGCACTAGAAGTCGCACTAGACAAGGCTCGTGTGCCTGCCTCAATGAACCCAGTGGCCGTTAGCACACTTAAGGCTTACGAAGAAGAGAACTATACCCGGTGGGTACAGGTTGTTGGCGGTGTAGAAACTAGCTTAGACATCCCTACCTTTATCTACACCGCCGTAGATCAAGACTTGCTTGAGCCGTATAGTGCGTCCTTTATGGAAGCGGCTATTCAGCCAGTGCTAGCTGATTTAGATTTCAATAACGATACTCGACGCGCATTAAAGCGTGCGGTCTTGCCACGCTTAACTGCTACGATTGATTCAGAGAAGGTCAAGAAGATGACTCCGCCAGAGATTCTGGCAGACGCAGTTAAGTTTACAGCTTATAAGCAAGCTATCGTAGATGAGGTCTCGACGGTCATCAACGGTCTGAGCCCAGAAGACGCACTTGTCTCATTTGATAGCTTGAGTTATGGGTTTATTGACGGAGGGAAAGACCCTAGTGTCATTATTCAACGGATACAAGAGACACTGAACGCAAAACTTGCGTCAGGCGCTAAGACTTTGCCCGTTGTACTTGGACACGCTACGACAAGTAACGCCTCGTCCACTGAGGCCATGCTTTTCTTGAAGAATGCAAACATCATTCGTGTTAAATTGAACGAGGTGTACTCCAGAGCTTTGACTATTGCAGTCCGCTTGATGGGTATAGACGGCTATGTAGAGTTTACTTACGAACACCTCGACCTACGTCCAGCGAAAGAACTTGAAGCTTATCGTGCGATGGAGCAGAGTCGCATAACTGAATTGCTCAGCCTTGGCATGTTGACTGACGCAGAAGCGTGTATAGCTTTGACAGGGAATTTACCGCCAGCAGGTTACAAACCGCTAAGCGGCACGATGTTTAAAGTGGGAGTTAACACGATCACTAATCCAGGCTCTAACACTAGCGCTATAAGCCAGACAACTACGCCAAAAACACCGAAAGCCCCTAAGAGTGCAGACCGTGGAGACGGTGTAGAAGCAACTTAAGTAGCCACAATCTAAGAAGTCCCAGGTATCAAACATCTGGTACTCGTTACAATAGCCACAATCTCGGAGAAATTGAATGCCCTACACGACCCAACTTTGGCTAGGCGACCAGATGTCTTATCTGGCAGCGACTGACGCCTTTAAAAAAGCAGCAGAAAAGCCGGGGTTTCATGCAGACAGCGGATACGTGCAAGCTGTTCTTGATCAGATTATGTCTGTGCAAGATGGTGTAGCTACGATTCGTATGCACGGAAGCCTTGTTAGCGGGTCTGCTGGTTTTGGAATCTTTTTTGGAGTTCTAGGGTACGAAGACCTGCGAAATGCCCTATCAGCCGCTGTTTCCAATTCTAACGTCTCAGCAATCTTGCTTGATGTCAGTTCTGGTGGTGGTGCTGTAGCAGGTGTACATGAGACTGCTCAACTGATTGCCCGTATCAACAAGATCAAGCCTGTCATCACTTATAGCGGCAGTGTTATGGCTAGCGCAGCAATCTGGACTGGAGCTTCTGCGTCTAAAGTCCTAGTGTCAGAAACTGCTATTGTCGGCAGTATCGGTATCATCATGACCCACCTTGATCGCACTAAGCAGTTGGCTGATATGGGTGTGACTGCTACCGTGATTCGTGCAGGCTCTGAGAAAGCTTTGAATAACCCTTACGAACCCTTGTCAACCGCTGCTAAAGATATGTTGCAATCTCAAGCCAACACGCTGTACGATATCTTTATGAGTCATATGGCAGATGTCCGCTCCATGACTGTTCCCGCTGCGGATAAAGCTTTTGGTCAAGGTCGTGAGTTTATCGGTCAGCAAGCGGTAGATGCTGGTTTGGTTGATGAGGTGGGAACCTTTGAAGACGCCTTTGCTGCGGCTATGAAACTTGGCACCGCCAAGAAAACAGCAACAAAACCTGGAATGCGTGCTGGTTCGACTACCAATTCTCGAAGTGTTCAAGCTGCGACTGACGTATCTGTGGCCGCTTCGGTAGATAATCAGCCATCTACAGAAGGAACACCCATGACCAAACCACTGTCTCAGGAACTGCTAGCGGCTATGGCTGCTGGCGTTGCACTGCCTGTGGTTGACACTGTGGTTACGGACTCCCCCGAGTCTGCGCCAGAGGCGTCAACTACAGACGTTAAACCAGAAGCTAATGTCGAAGAAAAGCCAGCGACTGCTACCGCAGTACTGGAAGGTCTTTTGGCAAAAGCCCAGGAAGACTTGGTTTCGGCCAAAGTCACCGCCAACGAAGCTACCGCAGCTTTAGAGGCGGCAAATACACAGAACAAAGCCTTTGTTGAAATTGCACGCAACTCCGTTAAGACGATGGGTGTGCATTTTGGCGTGAAGGCTGAAACAGCAGACGCTATGGCTCCAGCAGAAATTCTGGCAGAACATGGTCGCCTTGCTGGTTTGTTTCAAGCTAAGTTCAAGGTGGGCAGTGTCGCAGCCACTACCCAAGAAGAGGTGCAGAAGCCCAAAGCAACTGTTTCTCCGATGTTTACCGCTGTGATGAAATCGTCCACCCTCGCCAAATAAGGAGTTACCCAAATGGCTGCATCTCATTTTATCGTTCCCCAACTGCCTATTGAAGACGTTGTAAGCGTCCGACTTGGTGCAGGTTCCGGTTCTTCCAACAACTATTCTGACTTGGAAGTCGGCAAGGCTGTCAAGCTGGTTGCTGAATCTCGCTACGACTTGTGCGCTGCTGGCGACAAGATTGAGGCTTTGGTTGTGTCGGTTGAGTCCGCCACCTCTGCTGGCTTCTCTGTCGGCTCTGTAGGTGCAGAAGTTGCATTTTTCACTGCTGATGGTCTGCAAGCCACTCCCGGCACCGGTGTGATTGCTGTCGGTGACTATGTTGTTGCTGGTACTGCTACAGCTAAAGGCACTGCACTTACAGCTTATGCTAAGGTCTGTAAAGCCACTTCTCAGACTTACGGCCAATTTACTTGGCGCGTTGAGAGTTTGGGCACTGCTGGCACTGGCGCTGTTGGTACTACCATTGTGGCTAAGCGCATCTAAGCCGTTAACCTGAACACTTCATAGGAGAAAGAATCATGGCATTTTTTATCGACAAATCTGGCAACGCTCAACACGTTGAAATCGACGCTAACGTGCATAAAGAAGCACTCGACGCAGGGTGTTCCGTTGCAACACTGTTGAACCGCAAGTTCTCGGCTGATGCAGATACTACCGGTCACGGTCAAGTTTTTCGTCAACTGTGCGCTTCTGAAGGTCTGGTGCTTCCTGGCGCTAACGCTTTCGGCATCCGTCCGGCAACTATGGCTGACATCTTGGACGGCAAAGCCGGTATGCAAGCTGCCGGTGTGACTAACCAAGGTGACAAGGGCTCCCCCTTTGGCACTTCAGCCCGTTCGCTGGCTCCTGTGGCTATCATCGACATCGTTGAGGACTTGGTTTCTAAAGACCGAGTTACCGACGAAGTAACTTTTAACCAGATGGTTGCTCAAGAAATCTCTATTGCTGGAGATAATTTTATCCAGCCGGTAATCAGTTATCAAACTGTTGGTGGTCCTGAACAAGCTCGCGCACAGCGTTCTACGGAGTTTGCTGAGCCAGGTTCTATGTTACGTCTGAGCACTTCGGAACGTATCCGCTCTTTGCCCAGCTTTAACATGGGAATCGAGTTCAGCGATAAAGCCCAACGCGGCCTTACCATTGATGTGATTGCAATGTCGATTGCCCGTTATGTGGCAGTTGAGCGCGATAGTCGCATCTACGGTTATTTGTCATCTTTGTTCTCCGGCGATGGCGACTTGGTTACTGGTGCAATTCCTGCTGTTACGACTACGAGCTTGGACGCAGCCGCTACTGGCGGTGTTGTAACTCACAAATCGTGGGTTAAGTTCTTGGCCCGCAATCGTAAGAAACGCAACATTACCCATATTGTTTGTGATATTGATACTTACCTCAAGATCGAAGGACGTACTGGTCGTCCAGGCTCTAACAACTATGACCCAACTTTGGCTCGTATCGACCCGCAAGCTACTGCGGCTAATATGGCACAAATCGGCTTCGGAAATGGGGTCAAGTTTATGCTTGTAGATGCTGCTGTTGATGGCGGTCCAGTTCCTGCAAACACCGTCTGGGCCTTGGACGCAACCAAGGCTGTGACCAAAGTATCTAACTCTTTGGCCTCGTACTCGGCTTCTGAGGCATTTGCTCTGCGTCGCTCTACGGCAATGCGCTGGGACTGGTCTGAGGCAGTATATCGGAGCTTTGGTGACAGCGAGTTGACACCATTTGATGTGCTGACGATTGCCTGATAGCTTCTGCTGTCAGAATCTAAGAAAGGGGGCTTCGGCCCCTTTCTTTTCTTCAATCTTTAACAAATAAAGTCATGCAAGTTATTGACAAAACAGGTAAGGTTTACCTCTCCGCAGCTTGGTACCCACTTGTAGACCCGACTACTGGGAACACCTACCAGCCAGGAGAACTTGTGCAGGTAAATGAAAATGCTTGGATTAAAGGTCAGCCGACGATGGTTGACCAAAATCCCGACGCACCTCTTGCGCCCTTGGTGCAGACTAGAACTATAAAGCGTTGAGCCTTAAGCAGACTTCCGCTATTTCGGCATAACTCAACTCCACGGATTTGTTACAGATTTTCCTATGCGCAGAAACTAAATTTGTTTCTTTGTCTAAATAGTCAGGAGTCAACTTAAAGACCTTCACACCGATGCTGAAAGGTATTCGGTGGGCATTCTCTATTGGGTTTTCTTTTGTACCTTCTAACCCGCAAACCTCACAAAACTTTGTTTTAAGTTTTTTAGTGTACCTGACGGGCATTCTGCGCAGGTAAGTCTCATGTTCAGACTCCAGTAAAAAGATTCTTCCGTCAAATCCGCTCAACATCTTTCACCCCCTTCACGTAGGTTTCAAGGGCCGCACGGATAACTACACTAACTTTGACTTTTCTATCTGTAGCAATCTTCTCTAGTTCTGCCAGAACCTCAGAAGGGAGCCTAAAGTGAACCGCCGCATCTTTCATTTGCTTGAGCATAATTACCTTTCAAAAGAGATTATTGTAGCATAGTTTAGTGAAGCAAAACTGTAAATCCCCAAAATTGAAAAAGGGTAAGCACTCACTGACCAGAAAGGCCCGACAATAGGCTCCTATGGCCCACGCTAATACTCTCCCCGATTACATCTCAAAAGACGAGATTAGGGCCGTTCTCGGCGTATCCAAGACAGAGTTAACGGATGCCACACTTGGCCTCACCATTTACCCGATTGTGGTTGAAATGGCTTTGGACGATATCCATGAAAATCTTTCGACAGACTACACAACTGTAGCTGCCCTACCGTCTCCAACGGCAACGCAGCACAGGTTCATTGACGCAGTTAAGATGTACGCGCTCTACGCACTAGCAAAGCACCTTCTGTCATCTCTGCCTATGTTCAGCGTAAAGTCGTTGTCGGATGGTAGGGCAGATTTTCAGCGCATAGATACGGCATTTGCAGACACTGCTGCTGGAGTAGATGCCACATTCAACAGCCTGCGCTTTCGTTTAACCGCTGTTTACAAGCAACTATACCCTGCATACGAACTGACTACAAGCTCTACGCTGACGTTTTTGTCAGCCTCTACACTTGGTGTAGACCCAGTAACAGGAGCTTAACATGCCGGAAATGGTCGATGTTGCGTCGCATTTTGACGACATTCCGGCAGTAGATGCTTATAGTAGTGTCTACGCTTTTGATGCTCAATTCTCATCTTTTCAGGAGTCTGCACCGGATGGCACTACAGCCAAGAAGCGAACGATGTCTGTTCGTCCATCTGTCACTATTCCAACACGTAGAGTTATCACCTTTATGGGTGAGACCTGGATAATCGGTGACGGAAACGTAGATGGGTTTCAGGCAACACAAGTCCGACAAGCCTATTGGATGAAGAAATCATCAGGGCTGGCTACTAGACTAACCCCAGGCCAACTTGTCTCGTCATCGGCAGGTTACGACTTGTACGCTAATCAAGAGTACTTTAAAGATACAGTAAACTCAATAACAGACAGTGAGTATGATCCTTTTTGGTTAATCAATATTGCAAGTACAGAGACGGCCTCTAAAGGTCACTACATCAGAATCGGCAACACGCTTAGCCGAGTTCGGTCTTTACACCTCGAAACCGCAGGCTTTAACGTCCTGCAGTGTGACCAACTTGACAGTTCCAACTTGGTTACAGCTTCTATTACGTCTGGCACTTACGACCCAGTTACAGACACTAATACTGTCACAGC